GGAAAATGTTTTTTAAGAGCGTCCATAACTGAAAGCCTTGTACCTACTTCAGATGGACCTGCTAAAGTTCCTACCCTTCCACTGTCATCTGTATGAACAACAATTGATGTTTGTCCTGCATTTTTAGCAATATTATCATTTACAGTTCCTCTTTTATGAGATACTTCGTCTACTACAATATTAGAACCTGTCCTACTAAGAAAATCTGTTGGGCCATTAGCACCTACCTGTTTAAACAAAATATCATTTGCACTTTCTATAGCGGTTCTGGCTGC